AAGGCAGCTGCTTCAATTTCAGATAAGCTTCCTACCACAGAAAAGTTAGCTACAGAACATACAAAAGTTATTGAACAGGATACCGACTTATCTTCTAAGAACAGGGCAATAGATATGGCTTATAAGTTAAAAGATTTATATCCAAGAGAAGAAGGAGAACTTGATGTAGGTGGTGTAAAAATAACAGTTACTAAAAAGGGTGGTTCTGAATAGAACCTAACCCTCTTTTTTTTATCTCAAATGAATAATAATCAAGAAGCAATTGAAAAATATAAAAGCTTAGGAATAGATTGGGTTAGCGGGAAAGTTAAGATAAAGGAAATAGAAATTGGTGGAAAAACATTTAAGTTTGGAAAGAAACAAATAAGATTTATAAACGAATTAAAAGCAAGGTATTGTTTGGCAAGAGGAGGGTTCGGTTCAGGAAAAACATTAGCTCTCATTCTAAAACTATTACTCTTCATCCTCTGTTTCCCCGGAAACAGAATACTACTTGGAAGAAAAACAATATCAGATTTAGAGCGTGCTTTCCTTCCAGATTTATTTGAGATAGTTCCTAAAAATTGGTATAAGTATAAAGTAAAAGAAGGTCTTATAAAGTTCTTTAATGGTTCTGAAATTATAATGTTCGGTCTTGATTCGCTCCAGTCAGGTAGCGCTTCTGACATTAAGAAGGCGCAACAGAAATTAAAGTCATTAAACATTGGAGCATATTTCATAGATCAATTAGAAGAAGTTGAAGAAGATGTTATTAAAGTTCTTGACTCTCGTTTAAGAAGAAGCAATGTTCCAATCCGTCAAGGTAATTCAACTTCTAACCCTGCTGACTTCTGGGCTTATGAATATTTTATAGGGCTACCAAAAATAAACAAAGATCACGCTAAGAAAGTATTCCAGATAAGAATGTCAATGATGGACAACAAAACTAATCTACCACCTGACTACATTGAAGACCAGTTAAACAATACGAAAGAATATGTTAACAGATTCGTATATGGATATTGGCCAAGAAACTTAGCTCTCAAATCTTCCGTAATTGATAAAGAGTATCAAAAGAAATTTAAATTACTTAGAAGAGAACCAGAAAGGATTGAAGAAGGTTGTGAAATATATGTTCAGCCAGATTACAGAAGAAGATATCAAATGGGCATTGACCCTTCCGAAGGAGCAATTGATCCAAGCTCAATATCAATAGTAGATGACATTGGAAGAAAATGTGCTAAGTTTAATAAGATGGTTGCTCTCCCAGAGCTTGTTTCAAAAGTAGAATTTTTGTATAATAAATATAACAAAGCGTTTATGATTCCAGAAGTAAATGATCCATCAATCTTGGAAGGGATCAGAAACAATGATAGAATAGATGAAAACGATGTTTATCAACGCGTAGTATTTGATTACAGGGAGAAAAAGGAAACTAAAAAATTAGGATGGAAAACAAACTACGCAAGTAAAAAAGTTTTAATAAGTAATTTTCAAGAACTATGTCGCAAGAACTTTCCAAAGATTTATGACAAAGGAACAATTGAAGAGTTCGGAACTTTTGTCTGGTCTAACGAAGTTAAAAAGAAAGGTGCTGGAGCGTTAGGCAAATATCACGATGACGATGTGATGTCAACCTTTCTTGCTTACTGGGGATTAGTTCCAAAAGAAATTGAAGGTGATCAATTAAGTGCAATTAAAAAAGAGGTGGCCAGAGGGTCAACTCCAAAAAAAAGGTCGTTTATTTAATAAAAAATGCAGTTGGATTATATGTAAGACCATTTGGTGAAGTATTCCAAATCAAAAAACTCAATCTTATAAATCAAGGTGAAGCAAGTTTCCCATACGCTATTCCTCTAAAGGTTACAGAGAAATCTGATATAGTTATTAGGGCATCTGCTACTGGTGCTGGCGGACAAGTGTTTGCTGGGTTTGATTTGTTTTATAAAGCGAATGAGTAAAATAAAATAGAATAAGTATATATGACATTAAGAGAATTAATAAAAGAAATAAATACAGATTACGAAGAGGGAACTTCTAATAGTTTTCCTGCTTTTGCTAATTCACAAAAGAAGGTTATTGATTTAGTTGATCTATATTGGCTATCAAAATATAGAGATGACAATAAAGATGAGTTTGGAGAACAAAGAGCATTCTATAATGTTATTACTTCTCCTACTTTTATAGCAGTTAAGATGGGTGATTTTGATACCAAAGATGTTGTTGTTATAGCTGAAGAAGGACAATCATATTATCCTTCTTGGCTTATGTCAAAAGATTTGAAGATTTGGATGAAGAACGAAAATGTTGGAGAGTTGTTTAATGTAGTCGGAGATAATCTTCCAAAGTATGGAACGATAGTTTTAAAGAAAGCAAAAGGGAAAATACATTTTGTTCCTCTTCAAAATCTTAGAAATCAGCAAACAGCAGAAACATTACAAAAGTCAATTGGAGTTATTGAAGTTCATAAAGAATTAGATGTTGATATTCTAAAACAGAATTGGACTGGAGCAGAAACTGGGATTAAAGAATATGCCGAGAAAGGAAAATTAGAAGTTCTTGAAGTAACTTCTAATGTTGTATTAGAGGACTTCCCAGATTATAATTATTTTATTATTGCTGGATATAAAGGAGGTGAAAAACAAGATGGGTTAATTCTTCATAAAGCTAAAATAGATTTTCCATATAAAGAAAAACATTATGATAAAGTTCCGGGAAGATGGCTTGGCATTGGACAACCAGAAAGATTATTTCACGCACAAATACATTTAAACAGAATTAATTATTATAAAGCTCACGGATTATATTGGACTTCAAAACATATCTATCAAACAAGAGATACAAGAGTTAACAATAATCTTTTGACCGAAGTTGATGATGGCAGAGTGTTAAAAGTTAAAAGCGAAATCACTCCTATTCTAACTGAAGAAAGAAATCTACACGCCTACAAGGAAGAAGAAACAAGATGGGATCAAAACATTTCTAAATTAACTTTTGATTTTGATGTTACGAGAGGAGAGAATTTACCATCCGGAACTCCACTTGGATCTGCTATGTTACAAAGCAGGATGGCAGGTGGATTTTTTGAAAAGAAAAGAGAAGAGGTTGGTCTTTTCTGGAAAGAAGTTATATGGGATTGGAAAATACCTGATTTTGAAAAATACGCAAAGAAAAATCATAAGATAATGCTTACTGGAAGTGAATTTGATGAAGATGAACTTGATAATTTTAGAGAGTTAATTGTTACTCATAGAAATAATTTAGCAGTAGCTGACTTCATAAAAAAGAATGGAATAATTCCTGATTTCCAAATGAGGCAAATGTTAAAAACAATTACTCGTGAGAAAGTTATAAAAGAAAAAGATATTGAAATTCCTGATGATTATTATAAGAATATTAAATATAAATTAGATATTATAATGACTATGGAAAGTATTGATGTAACTGCGAAGATGAATACACTCCAAACTATTATTACAATAGTTGGACAAAATCCTACTATCCTTCAGGACAAAAGAACAAGAAAGATTTTCTATAAGTTAATTGATATGGCTGGCGTTTCTCCTGTAAGTTTTGGGATAGAGAGTAATCCAGATGTAAATGAGATAGCAGAAAGAGGAGTTGCTCAAAGGGGAGGTTCGGTTGCTAAAGTGTCACCGATCACAACTCCTACACAAAATAAACAAACTAAACAAATATAAATAATATGTTAATAAAAGAAAACGAAAAAAAGTGGATGTTAGCAAACAAAAAGATTTTAAGAGAATTATTTGAAAGAAGAGTTGAAGAATTAAAAGATAGTGTTTTTGATGAAGGGATAACAACTGATGATGAAAAGAAAGAAAGAGATTTAAATATAAAGTTTGTTCAAGAATTTAGAAGCTGGTTATTACAAATTGAAATTTTAGAAAGTGATAAAGAGAGTTCAAAAAAAGAAAATAGCAAAGAAGATAGTTTTATTTAAAAGGTCGGGTGGAAGAAAAACCACCTTAATAAACAAAATCAATAGGACATAAAAGTCCTATAAAATAAACAGCAATATTTATATGGTAGAAGAACCAACTAAGTATGATAATCCAGAAGATGCCGGAGTAGATGTGCCTTCAGTAAAGGGCGCAAATAAGCCAAGAATAGGAATAATGCCTAAGCTTCCACTTATGAATAATGCTCTTGATAATCCTATGAACAATATTAATCCTAACGATCCAGCTCCTTGGGAAGGAAATAACCCAGAGGGCGAAGGTGAAGGTGGCAATTTGAGTGATCCCATTATTCCAGTTGACCCAAACAATCCTAATCCTTCTGTTGATCCAAACCAACCGGGTTCAGGCGACCCTAATAAACCGCCAATAGACCCGCAGTCAGCACTTGCTCAAAAGGAACATTGGAGAGATAAGTATAACAGAGATGCTATTGATCCAACTACGGGCAAAACTTATAAAGAGTTATTAGGGGAAAAGGAAAATGAAGTTACTCCGGTAACTCCTGCTCCTACTCTTCAACCAGAAACGAATGAAGATTTCCAAGTTAAACAAGATTTTTTGTGGAAACATACTGATAACAAATATACTCCAGATGAGTTTGCTCATATTAAAAGTGTTTCTAAGAGTAAAGGCGTTTCTCTGGATGAAGCTGCGGTGTCAGAAGAGAATTATATTCAATTCCAGAGAGGAAAGGTCGCAAACGAAGATAAAATTCCTTCGCCATCTTTTCCCGGATCTCCCGAAGGTGGGGGACAAACTCTTAGTCCAGAAAAAATTGAAGCAATGAGTGAAGATGATTTTAAAAAAGAAGAAGAGCGGGTTCATAAAGCTGGACAAAGAATTGGAAGTGGTGGTGGAGTTTAGTTAAATGGCTACACAAACATTTCGCGCATTTACTCCTGAAATTTGGTCACCTCGTATTAACTATTTCCTAAAGGCAAAAATGGGTGCTGCTAAGTTCTTTGATAACTATTCCGATGAAGTAACTGAAGGTGGAGATGATATTTGGATTCCATCTGTTGCTGCTACTCAACATACTGTTAGTGATGTAACAACCACTACTGGTGATGTTACTGGTGGTAATATTTCTGACACGAAGTCAAAGTTAACAATTGACACTTGGAAAGCATCAGCTTACGCTTTTCCTGATTTTCAAGCCGCACAGATTGCTAAGAAATATCCATTACGCAAAGCTTATGCTATGGCAATGGGTTATCAGTTAGGTAAGACATTTGAGTCAGCAATACTATCTAACGCAACCAGTATTACCCCTACAGTCGGTAGCACAGCAACACAGTTACTCGCAACTAATATTGAGAAAGCTTTCAGCATTGCCGAATCTCGTTCAATTCCAATGGATGAGTCAGTTCTATTCTTAAACCCAAAGACATATTGGAAAGATATAATGGCAATCTCAAAATATTACGATGCTTCTTCATTCGGAAAAGGCGCACCAACAGCTCAAGGTTATCACGATTTACTTTACGGAGTTCCTGTATATCTTAGCAC